ATGCCTACATTTTCTATCGAGATCAGAGAGAAGAACGAGCGGCGGGACGGTAAATTTCCGGTATCCATCCGCCTTACCCATAAAAGGGAGGTAAGAAAAATATCTACCGGCGTATATGTCAGTCGGAAGCAGGTAAAGCCCGATTTTTCCGGGATCAAAGATACAACAATTTTGAAAGGGTTGTTAAATGACATCTCGAAATACGAGGAAATGCTGGCCAAAGGGTTGGGCACGGACTTGAGCCGATTTTCTGTGGCCGACCTGGTAAAGTATATCGAATCACAAAAGACAACGGAGGGCGGCGTGGGCATCGACTTCATCGCCTTTTGCGACGGCCATATTAAAGCGTTGAGGGCCGAGGGGCGGGATGGAACGGCCGGACGGTTTGAGGCCGTCATTCGCAACCTAACCGACTATTTCGGGCGTTCTATCGTATTCATCAAGGAGATCAACGTAAAGAATTTGCAGGGATTCGTCGAGTATATGCAGAAACCGCACGAACAGACGCGGACGAACCAGCACGGAAAAGAGGTTACGGTGCGGCGTCCCGGGTGCAAAGCGCAAACGGTAAAGGACTATTTGGCCGACATCCACACCCTATTTAATGCGGCCTGCGACCACTACAACGACGAGGATGCCGAAACGGTTCTGATTACCCACCGGCCGTTCGGCAGCAAAAAATTACAGGTCGAGGTCAAAGAAGAACCCGAAAAGCGGGATTTGTGCGTCGAGGATCTCGTGAAGATACTGAAAGCCGAGGCCGTCCCGGGTAAGCGCATGCAGCTGGCACGGGACGTGCTGGCACTCTCGTTCTACTTGTTGGCCATGAACACCGCCGACTTGTTCGGTGCCGATGTCGAACTCGAAGACGATCGGATCACCTACCACCGGCAAAAGACGGCTAACCGTCGTAAGGACGAGGCGTTGATGTCCGTGAAGATCGAACCGGAGGCGCTACCGCTGATCCAAAAGTACCGAGATCCCGATCGGCGGAGGCTTTTCTCGTTCTATAAAATGTACTCCAATTTCCGCGACTTTAACCACAACGTGAATGCGGGATGCAAACAGCTCGCCGCACACTTGGGGCTGGACGTTCCGCTGAGTACCTATTACGTGCGCCATACTTGGGCTACTCTTGCCTCCGAGGAGTGCGGGATTTCGGAAACTGACATTGCGTTGGCTCTTAATCACGTTGGGGTGGCTTCTGGCTTCGAAAGCGGCAAAAGCCTTAAGACCACGCGGGGGTACATTCACCGCCGGTTCACGCGCAACGACACGAACAACCGCATTGTTTTGGACTACGTGAAAAGTAAATACTAATTATTGCCTATAAAAGCATAAAATAATATACTATTTATTTGGATAATGATATATTTTGCATTATCTTTGTACTGTCAAACAATAACAAAGGGTAATATGAAATCAAGTGAGTTGCACCGCCTAATCCTAAAAAACGGATGGAGATCTATCCGACAGGCAGGGAGCCACGTAATTTATGAAAAGGATGGCAAAACGGTTTCGGTTCCTTTTCACGGTTCGAAAGAAATGGGTTCAGGAATAGCACGGCGGTTTATCCGGGAGATGGGGCTGAAATAAGCCCCCTCCCCGGGCAACCGGAAACGAAATAAATACACACGACTTATGGAAAAGGTAAAGGTTATCATCGAATGGGCATCGGACGGAACGATTTCGGCCATGATGGAAAAGGATATGTTTGCCGGAATGGGCGATACCGTCAAGGCGGCCGTTGCCGACATGAAAGAGGGCGTTGCACTCTATATCAAAACGGCCAAAGAGATGGGTTTTCCCTACAAGGCATATTTGGACGGAGCGTATGAGATCGAACTGGAGTATGACGCGGTTAGCGCATTGAAATATGCACGAGAGTATATCAAGGATACCAAATTGGCGGAATTGACCGGCATTCCGGCCGCCCAGTTAGGACGTTATGCCAATGATAAAAGTAAACCACGCCCGGCACAACGTCGTAAGATTATCGAGGCGTTGCACAAATTCGCGGCGCCGTTCTATTCGATTGTGTTGTGATGAATTGCTGTTGCCGGTAGTTATTGTTTGACGACGACCTATTTGGAAACGGCAGCCCCCGGATCACTCCGGGGGCTTTTTTACTCTTCATCTTCGGCCTGCAATTCCGCCTCGTCCGTCTTCTCGATTTGTAATACCTGATGTGCATTTAACGGAGAAACCACCTTGCGGCCGGTTCTTGCTTCGAGTTCCAGCCGGGCATTGCGGGCAATTGTGCCGCCTTGTCGCGCGACCGCTTTGTGTGCTGCAAGCGTCCGAGGGTCGGTTGCTTCGGTTATGTCCTTTGTCGAAGCCTCCGCAAGCATGTTGAGGATGAGTTCTGTGTTGGTCATATTATCCCGCAAGTTTTCTTTCCGCAACCCTTTATATGCCTTGTATTCACGGGTGGTGAAGCCAGACCACACATTCGTGATTATGTCAGTCAGTGTGGCAAATTGCTGGCCCTCCTGCACCCCTCGCTTTTTCCACGCGTCGGTCAGGTCTTTACGAACCTCGATCGCTTTCAGACGCTGGTTGATCCAATTATCCGAATACCCCAATCGCTTGTAATCGACCATTGCTTGCTGAATCGACAGTTCCGGATCCTGCATCTGATCGAGACGGTCGGCAGCCACCTGCGCCATCCACTGTTTGAACGGCTCCGCTTTCGGCGAGGGGATTGACTGGATAATCCGGAACATACCCTGTGTCGTGGCGCAGTTCACCCGTTGGCGACCTCCGGCAGTCTGCACGGAAAGGGGGGTGACAATTTGTCCCCACCCTTTGGATAGCTCCGGGTCGCGCTTCTTCATCTTTTTGATATAGTCCGTAGGATTCACGCTGTCGGTCAATACGCCGACGACATCCACGATCGAAAAATACCACTCCTCCGTTTGGTCATCCCATACGGTGCGCACCTTGCGCTCTTCAAATAATTGTATGGCTTGTTTCTGCGTCATATGTATATTTGATATTCATGTTGAGGTCGAAAGGACAACATCGGCAAAGATAGAGGGAAAACGACACCCCGGATCACTCCGGGGATTTTTTATTATGTTGTTGTGGCTAACAATATAATCAGGAATATAAATCCTAAAATACACCAAAGTACTCGGATGATTTTTTGGAGTTTTTTATTTTGCACTATATTCTTTTGAGTGATGTTAGTCGGTATTTCGGTTATGGTTGTGCTGATCGTTGGGGTGTCAAGAACCGATATTTTCATTAACGATATTTTTTGCCCCTCTTGCCTGTAAGTCTCTATTTTTAGACGCGTATATTTGGATGGTCTTCTTTTATCGCCGACCAAAACACAATTTGTTGATTTTTTTACAAGGGTTTGAAAATTTACACCCATATCTTTCAAAATATTCCTTATTGTCCCGAAAAGGTACATATTGAAAGTTTCAGTCTCTATAACGACATTTTTATCCCTCAATTCCAACTTTTCCAATTTGGAACGCAGATCATTAAGGAGGACTTGGGCATCCGATAAATTCTGGGTATTTGTTGTCTCGCCTATTTCAACGGGGAGTGTATGACTTTTCTTTGTTGAAGAGCGGGATATTTTTGTGCGTTTATAAATCCCTGTGCCCGGCAAACCATTATTTATATATACTCCTCTTTTACCAACACTAACGGATGCGCCTTTTACACCAAACGAGGTGCTAATGCCTCCTTTACTTAAATTCAAATTTACGCCCGGAGCAATTTTAATTCTTTTTCTAAAGCTAACCATAGCATTGGATTATTCTGCGAAAGCGTGAAACAATAATATATCCAGTTTTGTAATCCGTTTTGTCGTGGCGGTCGTGTCGAGGTTGTGAGGCCGGGCCGCGTCTTTGATCGGATAATCGGGTGTCAGTATAAATCGTTCGGGTTGTTTTATCCTTGTACCGCCTTGCCAGCAACACCCTGCACATCCGCCGCAGCCCCTTTTTGGGCTAATAATTCGATCGTCTTTTGCTGGGAGGCGACAATATCCAATAATTTATCGATTCGTTCCGAATTTTTATCATTTTTTTCTGCGGCGGCATTATTATTTTTGAACATTTGGCCGGTTCCTGTTACAAGCCATTCGATCGACAATTCGGGAAAAATGGATAGAATAGTTTCCATTTTATCAGATCCTATTTCGGAATCTCCATTCAAATACGTGTGCGAAACATCTATTTGCCTACAAAATTCCCTTTTACTAATCCCTTTTACTTCAATTAGTTGTAAAATTCTACTTTTTATTTTACTCATAATGGAAAAAATTTATTCCAAATTATTTGTTTATGGAAAATATTATTTCCATATTTGTATTGTCATTACAATAGTAATTACAAATATAATCAAATAAACGAGATTATGAGAGAGATTAGGTACAGAGGTATAGGTATCGCAGAAAGGAAATGGGTATTCGGTTCCTTGTGGTTTGATACGCGCGATGGGGTAACCCTCATTTGGAGCGAAGAACTAAAATACTGGGTTCGGGTCGATCCCGCCACCGTCGGCCAGTACACGGGGTTGAAAGACGAACACGGTAAAGAGATTTACGAGGGGGATATTGTGTTGCATTTCTCAAACAAATATGCAGAAGACGAATACGCCTTTTTGGTAAACACCGCCGGAATAGACCCGAAACATTTACACTACTATGTTGTTTCATGGAATAATACAGAGGGTGGATTTGGCTATGTTTTATTGAAAGAACTCCACACAAATAACCCCGATATGTGTGGTTTTAATCCGTGTCTCGGATTTCTCGTCGGCAATATCCACGATAACCCCGAATTGATTGAAAAACAAACCGCCGAAAGGCACAAAACTAACTAAGACTATGAACAGAATTAAATTGGGTGACAAAGTTCGCAGCACAGTGTCCGGATTCTCCGGAACGGTAACGGCAATATGCCACTATCTGCACAGTGAATCGCAGTACTGTGTGAAATCGAATGCGCTTGTAGATGGCGCCGAGAAAGTTTGCTGGTTTTCCATCGGAGAACTCACAGCCGCCCCCGAATGCGAGATGGGCGAATGCGATAAGTAACAAATTTCCCGACCGGGTGGCACGTGGGGCGGTTCAACTCCGCCCCCGGGAGCAAAACAAACACAGATTTTCAATTATGGCCGAATTAGTCCGAACTGTAAACTTTTCCGAAACCTTTGCCGCGTTGAGGCTTGGCGAAAGCGTCGAGTTCAGCGTCGCCGAGTTTACCGAATCGAGCGTGCGGGCCAACGCCTGCCGCTACTGCAAGGGTAAAAACATCAAATTGTCGGTCTCCGCGTTGCGAGGAACCGGCGTTATCAGAGTCACCCGTAAATCGTAACACCATGAATCACGAACCACTCGACCGGCTGCATTTGCAGCAGATAGCCGCCGCCTACGCTGCCGGGTATCGTATGGCCCGGGCGGAGCTGGCCGACGATGCGAAATACTACACCCTTACCCAGTGCTACCGGAAATTCGGCCGTGGTACGGTCGACCGGTGGGCCGCCGAGGGGCTGATCGAGATAATCAAGGACGGAACACGAAACAGCAAGTGCCGAGTGCTTGCGGAGCGCATCGAACTGGTGGCGTCGCAAAGCAACCGCGCCAGCTGGTTCGACAAACACGAATAACCCGCAACAATGGAAAAGAGGAGCAGACGATGGGAGAAACGCGACGTGCAGGACGTGATCGCTCGGTATATGGCCGGCGTGGACGTCTTCACCATCGCCGAGGAGTTCGGGCGACCGGTTGCCAGCATAAGGACGCTGATATATCGGCACGAACTTCCGCGTAAAAAAGTGCGGGCAATGGATCGCGTAAAACTGGACTGTATGCCCGACCCATTCGGGTGGATGGGAGGTAAAAATAACCTACATAAAACCGTATGCCATGAAACCGACATTTGAACAGATGAAAGGCGCCGCGATAGATGTTAGACGTAAATTTTTTCGCGGATGTTCCGGCGCATTCTACAATATTATCGAGTGCAACAGCGAGCGAGAACTACGTTTTCTCACCATTCGTTATTGCGAGGATATTTCTCGCAAATACATTTCCGATTACATCAGAGGTAACTATGAGGATGTTTTGGAAGCACTTGGCCTGCGGTTCCAGCTATACGACGACGGCCGCGTGCGGTTGTATTTGACAAACTAATACCCCCGATTATGGAATGGAACAATCGACCATTTGAAAAGGACACGCCCGTGAGGACGTTCGGAAGCGGCAGCGAGCTGGCAACCTGGGATGCCGAGAATTGCGACCGGTGCATCAAGCACGAAGAATGCGAGCTATGCGATGCGATCACCGCGGCATACCTCGGCGACGGGCGGATCCCCTTGTGGGTCGCCAAGCAAATCGGTTGCCAATACGACCCGCTCTATTTGACCGCCACACTCGGCAAGACCTGCCGAGAGCGCCGGACAGAGGAGCAACGAGATTTCCCATTTTGACCCTAAAAAAGAGATGAAAAGCGAAAGAGCAAAAGAGTTTATCGACGGATGTATGTCTCACCTCGAAGTAGATATGTCAGAGCACGCCAAATGGCAACTACGCACGGCGATGGCAAACGTTGCTGAACTCGCCGAGGAGGATGCTCGGGTGCGAGCCGGAATAGCCCTTTGTAAGGCCGTTTGCGGTGGCCGAAACGGCTGCACAGACTTGGGTTGCAAAATGTTACCGTCATATCTAAAACATTACGATAATGAATAATCCAAAAACATGCCCCGAGTGCGGGATGCCGCTGGTGCAATGCGATAATTGCGAGGAGTACGGATGCCCGGATTGCAATGAGGAGTGGGTCGTCACGAGCGATGAATCGGTGCTATGTCCCGAATGTTCCGCCGACATCAGGGCGGAGTACAACAAGGCGACGGAAAACGGAACAAAGGTGTGCGGATCGTGTGCTTGCTTCAAGAATGAGGATGCCAATGGAGTCGGAGAATGTGAATACCCTGAAGATCACAAAAACAGGACAAACTGCCTCGACATTAACCACGGTTCAAATTACTGCGAAAATTGGACGAAAAAGACAGAACGGGATCCCGCGACGCAAAACATTACCGCGCCGGCGCCGAGGGGCAAGAAAATCGCCCGAAAGTTATCCCGCCGTGAATGGTTTGCGGGGATGGCCTTGCAGGGCATCATGGCATCGAATGATTGCGGGATCGGACACATACCCGAAAAGGCGGCGCAGTGGGCGGTAAGAGTTGCGGATGCCATTTGTCGGGAGTTGGACGCACCGGAAGAATAGAGATTGAAATTTAAGGTTGGAGTATGAAAAACAAAGAAAATGCGGGTAAAGGTACATTTATCTTACGCTGCGATTTTTACCCGCAGGTACAATTACTATCCCGAGAGCAGCGGGGAGATTTGTTGACGGCGCTTTTTGCGTATACATCCGGAGAAGATATGCCATCCTTGGATGGCATAACGTCCATGTGCTTCGAGTTCATCAGGGCCTCGATAGACTCATATTCGGAAAGGTACGATGCCAAATGTCAGCAGAACCGAGAGAACGGGAAGCGAGGCGGGCGCCCGAAGAAAGCTGACGCCGAAACTGTGAACCAATCGGAAACATATAAACCAATCGTAAACGAAGATAACCGAATGGAAAGCGAAAAAACCGAACGGTTTAACGGAAATACGAATGAAACCGAGAATGTGGGCGAAAAGGAGAACCGATTGGGAACAGAAAAAACCAAACGGTTTGAAAAATATCCAAACGAAACAGAAAAAACCAAACGTGGCAAAAAAAACCATGATTATGATATTGATTATGATTCTGATGGTGATATAATAACACACACAGTAGTTACTGAATGGAAAGGGGGTTTGGGGGGAAACCAAGCTGCCGAGTTTCTTGCCTGGCTGGAGTCCGCTTTCCCCGCGATCACCATGATGGCCGAACCGCTCACCGAGGAGCAGGCCCGCGACATCCTCGCCAAGTTCAGCGCCGAGGACATCAACCGCATCATCGCACAGATCGACAACAAAGGGGCCTACAAGAACAAATCCGCTTACTCCACGTTCGCCTCGTTCGTGGCCCACGACTTCATCATCAAGAGCCGTAAAGCCACGACGGGCCGCAAATACACGTACAACGAGATGTGCGACGAGGTTTATAGTCGCCGCGCCTCCAGCGACGACTTCCAAATGTTCCAAATGCCCGACGGCACGAAGTACTGGCAGCGTAAAATCGACATGACGGGGCCGCAAGCATGAAGCCGAAAGCAACCAACAATACCGACACCATGACCGCCGAGGAGTTCCGGAGGATGATACGCACCGGCATGACCGCCGAGGAGTTCCGGCGCAAGATGCGCACCGGAGCACGGCCGGTTGAGGCGCCCGTCCCTTCGGAGAACCGCAAAGTCCGCAATGCCGTGAAGACCGAGGCCGACGGGGTTGTCTTCGACAGCCGTCTCGAACGCTACATGCACGACCTGCTGAAATCGCACGGCATCGGGTTTATGTTCCAAAAGCGCTACACCCTGCAAGAGCCGTTCACCTACAACGGCGAGACCATTCGGGCGATCACCTACACGCTGGACTTTTACCTGCCGGATTACGACATGGCGATCGACACCAAGGGCGTGGCGACGCAGCAGGGCAAGCTCCGCATCAAGATGTTGAAGCGCCTATTTGCCGACCTTGGCCGCACCACCACCATCGAGCTACCTCGAACGAAAGACGAATGCGCCGCGCTTGTGGCTCGGCTGACCGAAAACCGATAAACAAAAGCTATGATCCGATTTCTCTACATAGACCTCTTTTGCGGTGCCGGTGGTACCAGCACGGGCGTTGAGGCGGCACGCTTGCACGGCGAGCAGGTCGCCAAGGTGATCGCATGCGTCAATCACGATGCCAACGCGATCGCTTCGCACGCGGCCAACCATCCCGACGCGCTGCACTTTGTCGAGGACATCCGCACGCTGAACCTCGACCGGCTACTGGCCCATGTCGAGGTCTCACGGAAACAATACCCCGCCGCCCGCGTGGTGTTGTGGGCATCGCTGGAATGCACCAACTTCTCGATCGCCAAAGGAGGCCAAAGCCGCGACGCAGACAGCCGCACGCTGGCCGAGCACCTTTTCCGCTACATCGACGCGCTGCGCCCCGACTATATCCAAATCGAAAATGTCAAGGAGTTCATGACGTGGGGGCCGCTCGCGGTGAAAGTCGTCGAGGCATCACATGGGCACGGCGCCTATTGCCCGCTGAAGATAAAGACAGTCGGCCAAGGCAAACACAAGCGGCGTACCATCGCCCCCGTGTGGGTCCCCGACGCAACCCGTCGAGGTGAGGATTACCACCGATGGGTGGCTTGCATTTGCAAGGACGGAGGGTATCGGTTCGACCACCGCATCCTCGATTCGGCGGACTTCGGGGCCTACACCTCCCGGCGCCGGTTCTTCGGGATTTTCGCCGCCGGACAACTGCCCATCGTTTTCCCGACGCCGACACACACCAAGAAACCCGCTCCCAACCTGTTCGATGTCCGGGCAAAGTGGCGCCCGGTTCGTGATGTGCTCGATTTGCACGACGAGGGCGCCAGCATCTTCGGCCGCAAAAAGCCGCTGGTGGATGCGACCTTTGAACGCATCTACGCAGGGCTGGTTAAGTTCGTCGCCGGTGGCAAAGAGGCGTTCATGGTCAAATACAACTCCATGAGCCAAAGCGGTAAGTACGTTGCGCCCGGTATCGACGATCCTTGCCCGACGGTTGCGGTGCAGAGCAGGCTCGGCGTGGCAAAGGCGTGTTTCCTTGCCAAGCATTTCAGCGGATCACCGGCCGACCGTGCCATCAGCATCGACGGGCCGGCGCACGCCATCACGACGGTAGATCACCACGCACTGGTGTCCGGCAATTTTCTGACGGCATATTATGGCAACGGCTACAACTCGCCCGTCGAGGCGCCGGCCCCGACCGTCACGACGAAAGACCGGTTTCAACTGGTGCGTCCTCGATTCCTGAATATGCAGTACGGAAATGGATGCACCGCGTCCGTCGAGTTGCCGGCCGGGACTGTAACCCCCACGCCAAAACACCATCTCGTTACGTATTGTGCGGAAACACCGCCCCGTAAAGGTCGTTATCTACTCAACCCGCAATTCGCATCAGCGGGGGCACCCATAGATCGCCCGTGCTTCACGCTGATCGCACGGATGGACAAAAGACCGCCCAGTATCGTTACAACGGAGAACGACGTGCAGCATCTCGCGCCGTTCATCCGCCGCGAAGGCGATACGCTGATCTACGAGGTATATACCACAGACAGCCCGATCGTGGTGCAGATAAAGGAGTTCATGGCGCTGTACGGGCTGGTCGATGTGAAGATGCGAATGTTGAAGATTTCCGAACTGAAACGCATCATGGGTTTCCCCGCCAACTACAAGCTGGTAGGCACACAGGCCGAGCAGAAGAAGTTCATCGGCAACGCTGTTGAGGTTACAATGGCCCGCGTGATCTGCGAAGCACTGGGGCGTATGATTTTGGATTTTGAAAATGCAGCATGATATGAAAAGTATAAATTTATTCGGCCAAGAGGAGCACGTGTTCACGAATCGCAGAAAGTCGCAAAAAAGTATTTTCGACGATTACGAGGGCTTTGTGGAAAAATTCAATCCCAAGAAAACGACCTACGACTGCTATACGCCTCCAGCGGTGTACGACTATGTTTTGCAATATGTAGCCGATCATTGCGACATCGACGGGATGACCGTTGTCCGCCCGTTCTATCCGGGTGGTGATTACGAGAGCTTGGTCTATCCCGATAATTGCGTGGTGATCGACAACCCGCCCTTTTCGATCGTCTCTCAAATTGTCCGGTTCTATCTGAAACGAGGGATCAAGTTTTTCCTGTTTGCTCCGCATCTGACATTGTTCAGCGCTGACCTTGACTGTACACGGATCGTATGCGGCGCCGCTATCGTTTACGAAAACGGGGCAAAAGTAAATACATCTTTTTTGTCCAATATGTTCGGCGAAGCCGGTGTAATAGGTGATCCTGTGCTATATGAGGGGATCGACGCCATTTGCTCGGCACCGAAAGCGGAGTTGCCGAAATACAAATACCCGGACTGCGTGCTGACGGTTTCGGATGTAGCGTACATCGTGAAAAACAAGGGAGAGATAAAGATAGACAAGCGGGAAATGGTGCATCACTCTGCGCTTGACATCCAAAAAAAGCACGGGAAATCGATTTACGGATCCGGTTTTTTAATCTCGTATACCGCCGCCGAAAGAGTTACCGCCGAAAGAGCTGCGGTGAAAAAAGAGGCTATAGTATGGGAGTTATCCGAACGAGAAATGCGGATCGTTGAAAAATTAAGCGGGCAATAAATGGAACCAGCCAACCCTTTGCACGCCGAGATACGGCGCCACGTCCGCGAGGTACAACGCACCCGCCGGGCTACAAACAGGATGCCCGCCGACGCTCTGGTCATACGCGACGGACTTATGCTGAAAACGCGGTTTTCCCAATCCCTCACCGCTTTTCGTGCCGTATTGGAGGAAATGGTCGCGTTGAGGTTGATAGAGATAGGTCGAACTATAAACGATACCTACGTGCGGGTTATTGAAGATTGATCGATCACCAAATGCAGCAAAAATTATTCTGAAATGGATATGAAAAAACGGATAATACGAGTATTCCCAACCAAGACGAATGCTACGCCAACCGACGAGCTGGTACGTATCCGCGAAACTCCGTCCTTTTTCGACGAAGCGGACGAGGTGCACGTTTCTGTAACGTTCACATGGGACATACCGATCGCTGAATGGCTGGCGAAACAATGGGAGCCGGTTGCAACGGTGAAGATCGGCGGTCCCGCTTACAATGAGCCGGGCGGCGATTTTATCCCTGGTATGTACATGAGGCACGGATACGTGATTACCAGCCGAGGATGTCCGAATCGATGCTGGTTTTGCGCTGTTCCCAAGCGTGAGGGCGGAATGCTCCGAGAGTTGCCAGTTACCGACGGCTGGATTCTGACCGATGACAACCTGCTGGCCTGCTCTCCGGGCCATATCGACGAGGTATTTGCCATGCTTGCCCGCCAGCCGCACAAGCCGCAATTTACCGGAGGACTGGAGGCAGCGTTGCTAACCCCGACGATGGCGCAACGAATACATGAGTTACATCCCCAATCGCTATTTTTCGCCTACGACACCCCCAACGACCTGGACCCGCTCGTTGAGGCAGGCAAAATGCTTATCGAGGCAGGTTTCACCAAATCCAGCAACTCGATGAGGTGTTATGTGTTGTGCGGTTACAAGGGAGACACGTTCGAGAAAGCACAGACACGGATGGGCGAGGCGTGGCGAGCCGGTTTTATGCCAATGGCAATGTTGTTTCGTGATCTTGAGGGTAAATATTCAACCGATTGGCGCCGGTTTCAACGGCAATGGGCCAATCCGACAATCACGATCTGTAACTGTATAAAACACTTTGGTAGATGAAAATAATCGTAACATTTTCCGGAGGAAAGGATAGCCTTGCGGCGCTGTTGTGGGTGCGCGAGCACATCACCACCAACTTTACCACCGTGTTTTGCGATACGGGATGGGAGCATCCACTGACCTACGAGTACATCAATCGCATCGCCGACCGGCTAAACCTCGACCTCGTAACGCTCAAGTCGCCCAAGTATGATGGGATGGTCGGTTTGGCCAAGCAGAAAAAGCGTTGGCCGTCCACCCGTGCCCGATTCTGTACCCAAGAGTTGAAAACCAAGCCGTGCATCGACTATGTGCTCGACAACGTACAGGATAATATACTGATGATCCAAGGCATACGCGCGGCGGAATCTCCGAACCGTGCGGCTATGTCAAAGCAATGCACGTACTTTAAGTACTATTTCGAGCCATACGGTTATGATAAAGCGGGCAAACCAAAGATGCACACCTATCGCGGTCACGACGTGCGGGTGTTCCGAAAGCAATACGCTGACGATCTACTGCGTCCCGTATTCGATTGGTCGGCGCAGCAGGTGATTGACTACATCCTCTCGGCGGGGCTTGAACCCAATCCGCTCTACACGATGGGCTATAAACGTGTAGGGTGCTGGCCGTGCGTCATGGCGAGCCAGCGGGATATACTGAACATTTCCCGCCAATCTCCGGATCGCATCGAGCAGATTGCCACGCTGGAGCATGACCTGAAGTCATCGTTTTTTGGACCGGATAAAATCCCCGCCCACGCGATTACCAGCGGCGAGAAATATCCGACAATAAACGATGTAGTACAATATGTCAAATGGCAGAACGCGACCGGCAGCCTGTTCGACGATGACACAGCGACCAGTTGCATGAGCTTTTACGGATTATGTGAGTAAAAACCTTTCAAAAATGAAATAATCATGGGAAATTTAACACTCAAAGAATTGGGGCGACGTGCATTTGAAACCGCCAAAGCGAAAGGGTTCCACGATGAACCGATCGACATCCCCCGCGCTTTAATGCTGACCGTTTCGGAACTCGCCGAGGCGCTGGAGGCGGACCGCAAGAACAAGCGGGCTAACGTGGAAGCATTTGGTCGCTGGGATGCAACCTTTAGGTGCATAGAAGAGGGTAATAGACAAAAATGCTTTATATCGGATTTTGAAGCATTCATCAAAGACACGTTCGAAGACGAACTGGCCGACGCGGCCATTCGTTTGTTCGATTTGTCCACGGCACTCGGCATCGACCTTGAAACGCACGTCATGCTGAAAATGCAGTACAACGAGGGCCGAGGATATAAGCACGGGAAACGCTATTGACCATGTGGCGACTGACAGACACCAGCGCCATGCCATACGGCAAGTACAAGGGGCGCCCCATGCTGGGCGTCCCCGCCGATTACCTGCTATGGCTCCACGAGAACGGGAAATGCTCGGAAGGTGTGGCGCGGTACGTTGAGGAGAACAAGGCCGCTATTGAGCAGCGCAGGGATGCCGAGGTTGCCGATCGAAAGCAGAAAATGGCCGAACGTATGCCGTTCGGCAGCTACAAGGGTGAGGTAATAGCGAAAGTTCCCGCCGAATACCTACTGGCCATGTATGAGAGCGGAAAATGTCCCGCAAATGTACGGGAGTATATCGAGAAAAATATGGCGGACTTGCAACAACGGGCCGAAAGGGACAAACGGTGCCGTGATTCGTTGAAAGGGATGTATAGATAAAATTATATGGGCTATGAAAAAGAGCGATAAAGATTTGGCAAACTCCATCAGGCAGCGGGCGAACGCGGCCAACGTGTCCATTTCGCAGTTATGCCGAGAGGCCGGCGTATCGCGCCAGTGGTATGAGGATTTGAAGCGCCGGACACCCCAACCGGTGGATTTGTACCTCAAAATCGACGAGAAGCTGAAAGAATACGAACGAGGTGAGACGGCCGACCATGTGGCGGACGTTTCCATGCAATAATCTGACGTTATGGAGATAAAGATCACACAGGAAAAGCGCGGCGAGGTCGAGCGGATCCAAAACGAGTTCCGCAGCAAGCTATCCCCCAATGAGATATTGCGCGGCACGGCGCAAGGCGTCAATAGTGCGCTGACACGCTCAATCCCGCGCATAAACAAGCGGATAAAGGAGCGATACAACATATCGCAGAAATATCTATCGCGCCAGGCAGTGGTGTCACCAAAGGCCAACAGTGGCAGCCTATACGGAGGTATCAAGATTAACGAAAGTAGGTTGCCGATCATCGCGTTCAAGCCCAAGCAATCGGGATCTTCTATTTCGGTGGCGATCCACAAGGGTAAAACGACCATGATCCGGCATGCCTTTGTCGCCACCATGGCCAGTGGGCACAAGGGGGTATTTTCGCGCGGTCGCTATCAGAAGCGGGTGGGCTTCGTACCCGGGCGAGAAAAGACGGCCAGCGGTAAGATACGAATTACAGAGCTGATGACGGCCTCGCCGTTCACGATGGGTATTTCGCCGGACGTTCGGACAGACGTGGCGGAGTTCATGGGCAACGAGGTGACGGCGCGTGTGCACGGTATATTGACCAGCCGTGTGAATAAGATCGCGGCCCGGCAATAAAGAGGGTGAAAGGTATGGGCAAGAATATTTTTTGTAGGTTCTTTCCGGCTCCCTACATCGGGGGTAGTCGGCACCGCATTTTTTCGCCAGTCAGTAGGAAAAAATTGTCATAGCAGGTAGCAAGCGATTTGAATGAAGAAAAGGGCGCCCAAGGGATGGGTGAAAATATCTGATTTTGAGGAATCAACCGGAATAAGCGCCAAGACCATCACAGCGGCAATAAAGCGCGGATATATACCGGACAATTTCGCGGACATCGTTGGGACGTCCGCGACTTCTCCGTATTATCTGAACCCGCAGCAGGCCGCCGTATGCTGGTACAAGTCGCTGAACTCCGCCCACCCCAACCAGCGCAAGGTGCGTAATGCTCTGGCCGGCTACATCAAGACCTTTGACAAAACGGTAATCGAGCCGGAGCCAGCCGCCAAAGCTGCGGCCGCGCCTACAATGACCTACGAGGATGCCCAATTACAGGAAAAAATCGCCAAGGCAAGGATTGCAGAGCTGGAATTGCAGGAAAAAGAGGGGGCGCTGGTGTCGCGCGAGCGCATAAATGCCCAACTTTTCGCCGCCGGCAAGGAATTACGCGACACGCTGCTGGCGATCCCAGACCGGATTACAGATGTGGTCATGGCCGAGGATAATCGCGCCATCATTCACAACACGATCTACGATGCAATCGCCGATGCGTTGCAAAAACTCGCGGATTTTCAAACAAGGATAGACCAATGACAACTATTTTCACAGAAATAACCAAGTTTTTCCAAGGTTTGCGGCCGCTCGACAGGATTACGGTGTCGCAGTGGGCGGACAAATATCGGTTTTTGTCACCGATCAGCTCCGCAGAATCGGGACAGTACCGAACGAGCCGTACCCCTTACTTGCGCGACATCATGGATTGCTTGAGCGTTCACGATCCGCACCGTAAAATTGTCTTTGTCAAGGCCGCGCAGATTGGCGGAACCGAGGGCGCCAGCAATTTTGTAGGCTATTCCATGCACATAGCGCCGGCGCCCACCATGTTCGTGCAACCAACCGACAAAATGGTCGAACGATTGTCCAAGGGGCGCATCGACCCGCTGATCGAGAATTGCCCGGAGCTGAAGCAGCGCGTGGCGCCGGCCAAGAGTAGGGACAGCAACAACACGATCACGCAAAAGAATTTCCCCGGCGGCCTGCTGCTGATGGTCGGCGCCAACAGCGCGGCGGGATTGCGGTCGGTCCCTATCCGGAATTTGATTTTGGATGAGGTGGACGCATATCCGCAGGACTTGGACGGCGAGGGTTCGCCTATCGACTTGGCGATCGCCCGTACCCGAACCTTTCCCAACCATAAAATTTTCATGTTGAGTACCCCGACAATCGAGGGACTTTCGGCGATCGAGCGGGAGTTTTTAGAAACCGATCAAAACTACTACCATGTCCCGTGCCCGCATTGCGGCGCTATGCAGCCGTTGGTGTTTGCCAACCTCAAATGGGAGGAGGGGCACCCGGAAACGGCGAAATACAAATGCGACCATTGCGGAGAGCTGATTGCCGAGCGTCATAAGATCACCATGTTGGCAAACGGCGAGTGGGTACCTGCCAAGCCGGAAAAGGTTAACTATGACGTGATCGGATTCCACATTAACAGCCTCTATTCGCCATACGGATGGCATAGCTGGGAGCAGATTGCGCGTGATTTCATCGCTGCCAAGGAGAACCCCAGCAAGTTGAAGGTTTTCGTGAACACCACCCTTGGACAGACGTGGGCGGAAAAGGGAGAGGCGCCGCCGTTCAAAAACCTATACAACCGCCGCGAGCATTACAAGACCAACCACGTGCCCGCCGATGTGTGTTTCCTCACCGCCGGTGTCGACGTGCAGCGCGACCGCCTGGAGCTGGAGGTCGTCGGCTGGTGCGCCGACAAACGCAGCTACTCGATCGACTACCGCGTAATCGAGGGTGACACGGCCGGCACCGCCGTGTGGGACGATTTGGCCGCCGTCGTGAGTGAGCGGTGGCCGCGCAAGGACGGCATGGAGTTTCCCATCCGAATGATGGCAGTGGACACCGGCTACAACACGACGCATGTCTATACCTTTTGCCGGCGGTTCGTCGGCGATCGCGTCATACCGATCAAGGGACAGGATCATCTCGGCATGGCCTTTTCACCGCCCAAGCAGGTGGACATCACCAAGGCGGGTAAAAAGGTCGGAAAGATGCGCCAGTGGAATATCGGCGTGTCGTTCCTAAAAACCGAGCTATACGCCCACCTGCGGTTGGAGAAAGACGAAAACGGCGTACCGCCGCCGAACTATTGCCATTTTCCCGAGTATGACGAGCACTATTTTCGCGGACTTACCGCCGAGGAGCAGGTCGTCAAGGTGGTGCGAGGTTATCGGAAATTGCAATGGGTTAAACGCTACGAGCGCAACGAACCGCTGGACTGCCGCGTCTATGCCAGGGCAGCGGCGGCAATCCTCGGGCTGGATCGGTTGAGTCCCCAGCGATTGGCCCAAATGGGTGGCGCCACCGCCAAAAAGAGAGAGCCGCGCGGCGACGAAAACGGCGGGCGCCGTCGGGGCGGTAGTTTTTGGGATGATTGATATACCGAGAACTCGGTATATTTAGAAAAGGTTTACCGAGTTCTCGGTAAACCTTTTCACATGGTATTGTGAATACGAAATACCTCCCATAAATTCGTCACAAATCGTTACGCTACCATGTCGTTTACCATCGAACAATATACCGCGCTCAAGGAGGCCATCGCCACCGGTGCGACCACCATAACCTACGGTGATAAAACCGTGAGTTATCGGTCGCTTGCCGAGATGAAAGATTTGGTTCGGATGATCGAGGATGAGTTGTTTCCGGAACGTCGCTTGCGTCGTCGTCGCCTTGCTTGCATTGATCGAGGCTATTTCAGCAAAAAATGAGAATTTCGTTTGAAATATCACGCAGCCGTAAAAAACGGGCCTACGAGGCAGCCGACAAAGGCCGTCGCGGTAAGGCATTCCGCATGGCCAAGTCCACGAGCGTCAACAGCGAGGTGTCGGCCGCGCTGGTCACGTTGCGGGATCGTTCCCGCAACATGGTACGTAACAATGGATGGGCGCGTCGGGCGGTCGAGGCGATCACAAAACACACGATCGGCGAGGGCATCCAGCCGGCGCCGGACGCCGACCTGGACACCTGCCAGCGCGTAAAACGACTTTGGAGCAAGTGGGCCAACACGACCGCCTGCGATTGGTACGGCAAAACGACCTTTTACGGATTACAGGAGTTGGCAATGCGCTCCATCGCCGAGGGTGGAGAGGTGCTGATTTTGCGGCGCTGGGTCATGCCAGACGACAACAACCCGCTTCCTATCCAGTTGCAAATTTTAGAGGGCGACCAACTCGATCACACTCGCAACGGTAGTAACGACATGGGCTATTGCCGCCTCGGTGTTCAATTCAGCAAAGAGGGGCGTCTGCTCGGCTACTGGATTTTTGACTATCACCCCGGCGACAGCTACATCGTCACGCCGGCGCTCGCCAGCAAATTCCACCCCAAGGAGGATGTGCTACATGCTTTCGAGGTATTGCGGCCCGGGCAGGTCAGAGGTTTGCCGATCGGTGTGTCGGCGTTCATGAAAACGAGCGATTTCTCCGACTACGAGGATGCCCAACTGGTCAAGCAAAAGGTGGCCGCATGCTTTGCCGCCTTTGTGTTGGGGTCGGAAGATGACGGTGGAGAGGATGGCGAAAAAGGGATCGAGCGCTTGGAGCCGGGCATCGTCGAGCATCTCGGCGCTGCCGAGTCGGTGGAGTTCGCCAATCCGCCGAGTGTGTCGGATTATGATGCTTACGCCAGTCGCATATTGCAGGGCGTGGCCGCTGGCTATGGCATCACCTACGAGATGCTGACCATGGATTACAGCAGGGTCAACTTCACCTCGGGCCGTATGGCGAAAATCGACGTCACGGCCAACTTCAAGAGCTGGCAATACTTCATGATCGTGCCGCAGATTTGCGCCCCCGTGTGGAATTGGTTTATTAGTGCGTGCATGATCAAGGGGGAATTATCCTCCTACATTTCCGCCGACTGGACGGCGCCGCGTGTTCAGCAGCTCGACCCGCAGCGCGAGACCGCCGCGCAGGTTGATAGGATCAAGGCCGGACTTGCGACGATCAGCGAGACGATCCGAGAGATGGGCCGCGAACCCGAGGAATTTTTCAAAGAGTACAAACAGGACATTGACCGGCTGGCCAAGTTGGGCATTACCATCGACAGCGTGAACACGGCCGCCGCCACTGTCCAAAATGAAGAAAATAATGGCAACACAGGAAACGAATAACCGCACCATGGGTGTGTTGTACGGGCGGGCGCTCGTGCAGCCTACGACCATCGACCAAGAGGCCCGCGAGGTAGATGTCGTATGTGCCACCGAGAAAATGGTGACGCGATTCGGCTGGGAGGAGGACTACGACGAAATGCTGGTTTGTGAGGCTGGGGCTATCAGGATGGACCGTGCAAATCAAGGCTTACCGCTCTTGGACTGCCACAACGCCTACACCGTTCATAGCCAACTCGGCCGAACGGTAAAGGTGTGGATCAACGAATCGCGCCAGCTTTGCGCCCGCGTTCGTTTCTCCAGCCGCCCCGAAGTGGCAGGGATATTTCAGGACGTAGTGGACGGGATCGTCAAAGGGATCTCGGTCGGCTACGAAATCTATAAGTTCGAGCGAGAGGAGCGCCCGAACGGCGCACGGCCTATCTACCGGGCAATAGACTGGATGCCGAGCGAATTGTCCCTCGCTCCGGTGCCTGCCGACATCGACAGCGGTATCCGCGCGGTACAACAGCAGCATCCGGTCGAAATTGTCAGAAAACAAACCACAAATACCACCAACATGAAAAAAACGAGAGCAACAGAAACAGGTAAGACCATGGAGTACGTCGTCGAGGGCGATCCCGTAAAGCAGGGGGACATCGTAACCGTCGATGGCGTTAAGGGCGTTGCCCTTTCCGATGGCGAGGTGGGCGACACCATTACGCTCACACTGATCGAGGCGGAGGCCGCACCGGCTGACCCCGACGCAATCAAGGCGGCCGAGGATGCCGCCGCCGCAGCTGAAGATGCCGCAGCCGCAGCCGAGGATGCTGCCGAAGCTGCGGGAGAGGCCGCTGCCGCAGCTACCGCCGCCGCTGGTGGTACGGAACCGACCGAGGAGAACCGCAAGCGGACGCAGGCGATCCAACAGATGGCCCGTGCCGCCGGCCTTTCCTCCGATTACGCGCTGGCGCTGGTCGGAACCAATCTTACCGTGGAGCAGTGCAGTACCGCAATCATGCGACGACTGGCCAAGCGGAGCCAGGATAGCGGCGTAAACGGCAATCACAGCGTGCGTGTGACCGGTTTGGATGCCGGTACCAAGAAGCGTATAGCCGTGGAGAACGCGCTGCTGCACCGCATCTATCCGTCCAAGTTCTCATTGGATGCCGGCGCCCGCGAGTTCCGTGGCATGACCATGGTAGAGATCGGCCGTGAACTGTTGTCCGAGCGCGGCATTAGCACCCGAGGCATGGACCGTTCCGAGGTGGCCAAGACGTTTTTCAGCCGTGCGCACAGCACCAGCGATTTCCCGCTGTTGTTCGAGGGCGTGATCAACAAGATGCTGCGGGCGCAGTATGAGTTCGCGCCGGAGTTTTGGGACAAAATCGCCCGTCAGACCAGCGTGGACGATTTCCGCGCCCGTGGTCTCTATTCGGCCGGTGTCGTCAACGGCATGAAGAAGATCCCCGAGGGTGGCGAAATTAAGTACACCACGCTTAAGGAGAGCAAGGAGACGATCCGCGTCGAGACGTTCGGCGAGGGTATCAGCTACACGCGCCAGGCGTTCATCAATGACGACCTGGGTGTATTCTCGATTATCCCGTCGGCATTTGTCCGCCACTGGGATATGCTCCGTGGGAACCTCGTGTGGGGACTGCTGACGGACAACGTGAAGATGTCCGACGGCAAGGGAATTTTCGACACGACCCATGGTAACCTCCTCTCGGGCACCAGCAGCGCATTGAGCGAAACGAGTCTTGCGGCGGCCAAGACGGCGATGATGAAGCAGAAAGACATCGCGGGTCAGATCATCCGCATGGTTCCGCGCTACCTCGTTGTGTCGCCGGAGAACGAGATGATGGCCAAAAAGCTGATCACCGCCACGACCCCCACCAAGTCGGCAGACGTGAACGTCTTCGCCGGCGCGTTCGACGTGATCGTTGAGCCGCGATTGACCGACCCGGCGGCTTGGTATCTGATGGCCGACCCGTATGCGGTGGACAGTCTCTATTACGCATATCTGGAGGGCAACGAGGGTCTGCGTGTGGACAGTACAGAGGAGTTCAAAACCGACTCCATGGACTATGCCGTCCGTGGCGATTTCGGCGCCGCCGCAATCGACTACCGTGGCATCGTGAAAGCAGCGGGAAAATAGCGTAACGGCAAACATCCCGCATGGGGCGGGGCTTACCATACCCGCCCCATCTTTTAAGCGAAAATTAAAACTTCAAAACAATGAAAAACTTCATTCAGGATGGTAAGACCATCGAATATAAAGTCGCCGACACCGCGATCAAAAGCGGCGAGGTGCGCGTAATTGGGGATTTGGCCGGTGTCGCCGTTACCGACGGTGCCGTAGACGAGACCGTCGTGTTGAACGTCACGGGCGTGTACGAGTTGGCCAAAGGTTCCGGCGCGATCACACAGGGCCAAAAGGTGTATGCTGCCGCAGACGGTTCTGGCATCGTGGTGACCGCTACCGACAACAAGCCGGTGGGCATAGCTTGGGAGGCCGCAGCAGCGGCAGACACCACGGTGCTGGTCAAGTTGAACGTATAACCTCCGAGCGTATGGACAACCGATTTGACAGGATGGCCAAAATGGCGTCTTCGACCATTTCCAACCTTATGGGCGAACCCGCTGTTTGGCTATCCTCAAATCGGGGAAACATCCCCGGGCGGGCGCTGTTCAAAGACCCAAGCGAACCCACGCAGATCGGAGACTCCGAAGGCTACGAATACCGGCCGAGCACGGCAACCGCAGAGTATTACGAAGATAATTTCGTCGGGATGAAGCAAGCCGTGGACGCCGAGACGACCGAATACCTCGAAATCCGAGGGAAGCGGTATTTGGTCACAGCGGTGGAGACCAAATTTGACGGGAAAACCTACGTGGCGCATTTGACGCCGCACGACGAAAGCGAAGAATAGACCATGGAACAACTGACAACCAAGGCAGATCCCAGCATGTCCCCCTATGAAAAATATGAGGACGAACTGGTTGCGCTGTTGCAGATGCCGGGTGTCGATGTCAAGCCGTTGCCAAAAGTCGAGGCGCTGGAGTTGCCGCGTCAGACGGAGAGACCGCAGATTTTCGTGCTGGTCAATGGTACGGAGTTCGCCGAGCGCGAGGAGTTGGCCGTCGTGGCCCAACTGGGAACCGTTCAATGCGAGCTATTCATCCGCGCAAAGAACCGGCGGGGAAAACTGGGGCTTTTCGACGTCTATGAGGCCGCGAAATCCCGCCTGCTGGGCTATCGGATGCAGGGCGCGAAAACGCCCATTTACTTTAACTCTTTCGGCTATGTATCGGGCCTACATAACTATTGGCAGTATGCGCTCACGTTTTCGTTTGCCGCGTATTCTGTCGAGGTAGACCGGCCCGATGACATCCCGACGATCAGACAAATCGAAAACGAATTTACCCAAAAATGAAAAAGTATGAGGTAGTGAGTCCTTACGTTGTATTCAGCGTCAAGGATGGTGCGGCCCGCAAGGAGTACGCGCTGAAAAAAGGCGATACCGTCGAGTTGCCGGAAAATGACATCGCGGTTCGCGCTATGGTCGCCCGCCGACAAATCAAAGAGGTTGCGGAGACGACTGCCGAGCCGGCTGTCGGTAAAAAGAAATAGTCGGACATTACAAACAGCCGGTAACGGCATAACAATTTTATGACATGGCAGATTTTTTACATGGTATAGAGCACGTCAACGTCGCCAGTGACGTGGTGCCCGTGAACGACATCGTTACGGCGGTTATCGGGCTGGTGGGTACGGCGGATAAGGGCGACACCAATGTCCTCACGTTGTGCAAGAGCGCGGCAGACGATGCCGCATTTGGCACACAAGGAACCATTCCCGAAGCGCTTAAAGCGATCCGCATGCAAGACAGCACCGCCGGCAGCGCCTTGGTGTTCGTCGTCAAGGTAAAGGACGCCACCGCCGAAATCACCGGTGCCGACATCGTGGGCACGATTTCCGAGACGGGCGAGCGAACGGGTCTCAAACTGTTTGAAACCGCAGGAAACAAATACGGCTTCGAGCCGATGATCTACATTGCACCGCGATATTCGGCGCTGGATGCGGTAAAACAGGAGTTGGCTGTCATTACCGAGAAAACCGAGGCGATGGCATACATCGACACGCCCGACGGATGGGGCTTCAACCAGGCCATCGAATCGCGCGGTGCGTCGGGTGATTTTGCCACGCTCAAAGCGGGGCAGAAACTCCTTTTTCCTCACGTCCTTATTCCCAACCCGGAGTACAATCCGGACGCCGAGGAGCCTGGGGAAAGATACCTCACGATGCCGGTGTCGGCCTATGCGGCGGGATTGCGGGCCAAGGTCGATTTGACCGAGGGCTGGCATGTGTCATCCTCTAACCACGCCTACACGGGGATCGAGGGTACCGACGTACCCATCACGTTCGCGCTCTCGGATAAAACGTGTGAGGCCAACCTGCTGAACGCACAAGGCATCACGACGGTTGTCAACATGTACGGCAACGGTATCGTGGAATGGGGCAACTACACCGCTGCGTTCCCCGGCACTACCACCCCCGAGGCGTTCGAGTGTGTCCGCCGATCGCTGATGATCATGAAGCGATCGATCACGATGGCCAGCGCCGCGTTTATCGACGTCAAGCAGGTGAAGCAGGCCGACATTGACCTGGTTCGCAACACCGTGAACCAGTACTACAACCGGCTGATGGCGGAGGGAAAGATCGTTTACGGTCAGTGCTTTTTCGACCCTGCGAAAAATCCCGTCACCGAGCTGGCGCAGGGCCACGTCACGTTTTCCAACGAGTGGACGCCCGCCGTGCCCATGCAGCGCATGACGTTCGACCACAAAATCGACCTTAACAAACTCTCAACCATCGAATAGCCATGAATATCGCAAAAGTTTACGACGCAAACGTCTATGTGAACAATGCCAGCAAACACGGGCTGGCGTCGGAGATCACCGCCCCGACCATCACGGCCCTTATGACCGACTACAAGGCGATGGGCATGATCGGTTCGGCCGAGTTTTTCAACGGGTTTGACAAACTCGAAACGACGATCAAATGGACGTACCCGGACAACGACGCACAGAAGGCGTTCGGGAATTTCCTCAAACCCGTGGATCTGATGATCCGATCCAGCAAAGCGGAGTATGACAACACCGGCATCACAGACGAAAAGCCCATCGTGATGTACATACGTGGGTACTCCAAGACGCTCCCGGGAGGATCGTTCAAGGCCAAGGAGGACACCGAACTGGAATCTACCGTGGCCGTCCAGTACTACAAGCTGGAGATCGACGGCGAGGAGATCGTCGAGATCGACGTAATTAACAACATCTACAAAGTAGGCGGCGAGGACTTGCTAGCCGAACGTAGGCAAAACCTTGGATTGTAATGGGCCAGCAAGCACTGAATCGCAAGCCGGATTTATCAGTCCGGCGGACGCTCCAGCTCGACGCCAACACCGAGATCGCCGAGATCGGCATCACGGTCCGCAAGCAGATGGAGCTGACCAACAACAAGAGCCTCACAGATGCCGAACGCGGCATGCACCTGATGGCCTCCAAAATTCTCGTGAACGGTCAGCCGATCGTTTACGACGATCTGATGGATGGCTTTACCACCGAGGAGTTGGAAAAGATCACCGAGTTCCTTTTCCCCGATGCAAAAAAAGAGGTTGAGGGGGCCAACTCAAAAAACGAGTAAGGCCCGCTGCCGGTGCGATGGCGCTAATTAGACAAATTCCATACTCGGACATTGTTTTTTTAGCCCATTTTACCGGCGGCGGAATCGACGGCGTGCTCGATCTGATTGTGGAGGATTATTTCTCCTACTTGGACGCCGCCGTCGAGATTTACGAAAAGGAGATCACAACACCCCGCCGGGTGGTACTGTCCGGCATTGAAAAGCGATAACGACACATGGCCAACAATACTCTGAAATTAGCGTTCATTTTGTCCGCCACGGATAAAATGAGCCGTATCATAGACGAGGCCGTCAAAAAGTCGACGGACAAACTTTCAGCATTCGAGCGTACTACAAGCAAAATAGGCCGCTCGATGACGAAAGCCGGAACCGTCATGCTGGGAGCGAGCGCGGCCGTCGGTGGAAGTATTTTGGCTGTCGGGAAATCGACGGCCGATTATGCTGGCGATATGTTCGATATGGCCCGATCTACCGGTATGGGCGTCGAGTCGTTCCAAAAGATCGCCTATGCCGCGAAAATGTCGGGTATCGAAGCTGAAAAGGTCACCACGTCATTTATCAAGTTCGACAAAATGATCGTCGATGCCGCCGGCGGGAACAAGACGTACATGCAGACGTTTAAGGATCTCGGCATTCAGATCAAGGACAGCGCCGGAAACCTTCGCCAGCCGAACGAGATTTTCGAGGACGTGGCCGAAATTTTCCACAATACCAAAGATGGCGCCGCAAAAACGGCTTTGGCGGTCGAACTATTCGGAAAGTCGGGCGCCGAGTTGATCCCTATGCTGAACGATGGGAAAAGCGGTTTGCAGGCGTTTTACGCCGAGGCGGAACGAATGGGCCTTGTGTTGAGTGCCGAAGCGATTGGCAAGGGGGACGCATTTAGCGATCAGCTCGAACAAATTGGTCAGCAAGTCAAAGGCGTAAAGTTGCAGTTAGGCACGGCACTGATCCCCGCATTATCGGCGGCGGCCGAGAAAATCGCCGCAGTAATTGATAAGATCACGAGGTGGGTGCAAGAAAACCCAGAGTTGGCTGCCACGATCGGAAATATAGCGATGACCGTGGGGAAATGGCTGGCCATATTGGGCACGGCGGCCATTGCAATCGGTGGTGTTACGTTCATCGTCGGGCAGTTCGGAAAGGTATTCAGAACGGTGTCTGATACTATAAAAATCGGCACCGATATATACAAAGGGCTGACAGGAGCTACCGCTGCAGCCGGAAAATCGACAATAGCATATACCATAGGCCAAAAGATGGCTGCGGCCGCCCAATGGCTGTTTAATACCGCGCTGTTTGGGTGTCCGGTGATTTGGATAGTCGCCGGGATCATGGCTATTATCGCCGCCGTGGTATTGCTGGTCAAGTACTGGGACGAGGTGGCTGCATGGTTCAAAAAGTTATGGGATTCCATCGTCGGAATCTTCAAAGCGGCGTGGGAGGCGATCAAAAAGGTGTGGGGCGCTGTTACGGGCTGGTTCTCGAACTTGTGGGGCGGGATCAAGGCCGGTGCGGGGAAAGCCTGGGAGGGCATCAAAAACACCATCAGCAAAGCCCGCGAGGGAGTGCAAAAGGCATGGGGATCGGTGAAAGGCTGGTTCTCCAACCTTTGGAACGGCGTAAAGAACGTGACCGGCAAGGCATGGCAGGGGGTTAAATCGGTATTTCTCAATTACACACCCTATGGTTTGATCTATCAAAATTGGGATAAGGTTACCGGTTATTTCTCCAACCTTTGGGGCAACGTCAAAAGCGGTATTTCGACCGCTTGGGGCGGAATCAAAGATTGGTTCAGCAACATGCAGCCCGTCGAGTGGATGCGCGGCGCGTGGGAGAATGTAGGCACGTTTTTCTCGGGCCTTAACACTCGCTTCTACGAGTGGGGCAAAAACCTATTGCAAGGGCTTTGGAACGGTATAACCTCTATGGTCGATAAGATCGTCGAGGGGATGAAAAATATCGCGCGTAAGATCGCTACCGGCTTTAGGTCTATCCTCGGCATCAACTCCCCCTCCCGCCTTTTTGCCGAGTACGGTCTGAATATCACGCAGGGATTGGCTGTCGGCCTCGATCAAGGTGGTGCCGTCGTTGAAAACGCTACCGATGGCGTGGCCATGCAAGCGACCAGGGGCATTACGAAGTCGATGCAGTCCACCACGATGAACGCATCGACTATTGTAAGCGGCGGGAACACCGGCCCGTCCATTACCTATGCCCCGCAGATTACATTCGCCGGATCGACTACGCGGGAAGCGCGGGACGAGTTCGGGAAGATGCTGAAGCAGCATGCTAACGAGATCATGGAGATGATCCGCCGCTATGAAGATAACAAGGCGCGTTTATCCTTTACGTAACGATTGAGAGCCATGTTTGCACAACTCGGAGATCACATATTTCAAGGGCTGAAAACCCCCGTATCGACCAGCGAGGCGGACGCCGTAAAATACGGCCAAATCCCTCGGGTCAACGACAAAGACGCCATCCAACCGACCGGCGCCGAGCTGCGGGAGATCAGTTTGACGATCATGTTTTCGTCTGAATTTTGCGACCCGCAGACCGAGATATTCGCGCTGAAAAAGTCGATGCACGCTTTCGAGGTGCTGCCGTACATTACCGGCGACGGGCGAATCGTTGGGAAATTCGTTATTACGAACCTTGACATCGCCAACCAACAGTGTACAGCGGATGGATGGGTGGAGTTGGCAACCGTCACCGTGAATTTGCTGGAGAGTCCCGGCGAGGAGGAAGCGGCCCCGACTGGGCGGGCGTTGAGCAGTCAGAAGCCGATCGCGGCGGCGCCCGTCGCGCCGGTTCCAAGCCCGGCGGCGGAGATAACCGGCGACGTGACCGCCGCCAAGGAAAAGGTTAGCGGGATGAAGCAGGCGATCGCAAAGGTAAAAAGCAGAACCACCAGCCTAAAGCGCGGTGTACGTGAGGTTCGACAGTTGGCCACTGATGCACAAGGGTTGTATGCGTCGGCCAAAACCAAGGTTGCGGCCACGGAAAAAATAATCAAGCGTGCCGGCCAGCTCCCCACCTCGCTGGACGAGGCGCTGGCATACGCGGAGAACCTTGCGAAAATTGACAACGTGGCCGATGTGTCGGTTTTGGAGATGAACGTCGGCCAGCTATCCGCCAGCGCGGACAAAGTGACGACCAGCGCCACGCCGGTGGCGGGATTTGCTGGCACAAAGGAGGGAGGCAATTAAATGGCGAGTTTCAACTATACGACCGTTGAGGGCGACCGGATCGACCTGCTTGCTGCCAAGTTTTACGGCAGCATGGACGGTATCGCCATCATATCGGACGCCAACCCTCTCGTACCTCTTACGGCTGTTTTTCCGCTGGGCACGGTGCTGGTGATCCCGATCGTCGAGGACAGCGAGATGAACGTAAATGCCGACCTGCCGCCATGGAAGCGTTAGAGAAAGTCATTGCGAAAATTACCGTCAACGGCAAGAACGTAACCGCCGACGTGTCGCCATACCTCTCCCGATTGTCGTATGCCGACAAAGAGGAGGCGGAAAGCGACGATTTGACGCTGACGTTCGAGGACACCGCAGGGCATTGGCAAAACGGCTGGTACCCCGAGCAAGGCGACACGCTGGAGGTGTCGATCGGCACGCCAGACGCTCCGCTGGATTGCGGACTCTTTGAGATAGACGAGATCGGGCTGGAGTTTCCGCCCGACACGGTGACGATCAAAGCCATCGGTGCCGCCATATCCAAGGCGCTGCGATCGCGGAACAGCAAGGCGTTTGAAAAGCAATCGTTGAAACAGATCGCCCAATATTTTGCGACGAAACACGGGCTGAAGCTCGTGGGCAACGTCAGCGACCTGCAAAAAATAGAGGTCGAACGCAAGACGCAGGAAAAGCAGACCGATCTCGCATTTTTGAGCGGGTTGGCCAAGGAGTACGGGATCGTTTTTTCCGTACGCGGAGATCAGCTCGTGTTCATGGACACCGAGGAGCTGGAGGCCCAGCCCGTAGTGCAGATTATTCATAAAAACGAGTTGAGCAGGGCGTCGTTCACGGACAAAACAAGCCAAGTGTATGGCGGCGCCGTCGTGGCGACCCGTAACATGAAAACAAACAGCGTCCGGAGGTGGAAGATCGAGCCGTCAGACCAGGAGGGCGGCAAGGGCACATTGACAAACGACACGTGGCAGGGCGACGTGACGGCCGAGAACGAAACGCAGGCCCAAGCCAAGGCCAAGGGCGCGTTGAAAGAGAAGAACAAGGACAAAATAACGGGTAGCATTACCGTTGTGGGGAACGTCAAGCTGGTGGCAGGGGTCAATATCGAGTTGACGGGCATCGGCAAGTTCTCCGGAAAATGGCATGTGGTATCGTCGGCTCATGACCTCGATAATTCAAGCGGGTACGTAACCACGGCGACAATTAGAAAAATAGAGGTATAGGTATGTTTCGGCTGGGTATAATATCAGAGATCGGCGAGGGTGAGAACCTGGGCTATGCGCGTGTTTCGTTCGACGAGAACGAGATCATTTCCGGCTGGCTGGCCATCCCGTCTATGGCTACCTACAAAACGAAGCACTGGATACCGGTCGAGGTAAATGCGCAAGTGCTGTGTTCAATGGACGAGAATTGCGAGCAGGGCGCCATTGTATTGGTACTTTGGAGCGATACGGACACACCACCCGACTGGGCTGGACCTGACACTATGGGCGTAAAATACGCTGACGGCGCCGAGGTGTTCTATGATGCCAAGGCGCATAAGTTGAGCGTGAACGCACCGGATTCCGAGCTGTCGATCGCGTGCAAAAAATTGAACGTCGAGGGTGAGGTGAACATCACGGGCGACACCACTGTTACCGGGGAGATCACCGCCAGCGTTGAAGTTACCGCCGGAACGCAGAAAATAAAATTAACAACACACAAGCACCCGACCAGTACAGGCGTGTCGGGACCGCCAACACCATAAGCGTATGCCCGTACAAAAATCAGCATTGAAAGCGGCGATCAAGGCCGCCATGCTCGCCGAACGAGACAAAACAGATAACCCCGAGGCGTCCGCCGATCGTATCGCCGAGTCCATCACGAACGCGGTGGCTGCCGCGATCGTCGAGGGGGTAAATACCGCCGTGATCACGCTGGCGAATACCGCCGGCCCAGTAACGGGAACCATAACCGCAAGCGCCGTATGATTGCACCGAACGACATACGAAACTGGCAGGTCAGCATGGACGATCCGGCGGCGATCGTCGAGGGGGTGGATGATATTGTACAGTCCATCAATATCATCCTGACGACCATCCCGGGCAGCGATCCATTGCGCCCGGAGTTCGGCAGCAACGTGTACCAATATTTAGATAAACCCCTGCCATCGGTGTTGGGAAAA